GTACAGACGCATTGAGCTTTCGGATCAACTTGTGTTTGATAGTACCGGAGCGCTCATTGGTGCGCGGTCAGGAAAGTCAACGTCGGCAGAGGCGAGATTTATTTCAGCGGAACAAGCAGTGGCGATTGCCGCCGCTTTTCCAGCTGGTTCTGTAGGTACATTGGTGGAAGTTACGCCGTATGTGCAAAAGACAGCAACTGGAATAGTGTTCAGTGGCGCATGTGAATATGCCGGTTATGATGTGGTGGCAGTTACAGCAAGCCCAACAATCACAATATACGACGGCACAGATACATCAGGGGCCGTAATTCTTCCGGCTACGACTATGACGGTAGGCCGGTTTGAACGCACGTTTAAGCTACAACTATTAGTGGGTTGTTATATTGTTATTTCAGGTACGGCAACGGTCAATATGCTTGTCGGGTAAAACGTATGGCAACATTTTATTTCGATTCTGTGAATGGATCTGACAGTAACACAGGAACATCAGCAGCCTCGCCTTGGCGGCTGTGGGAAGACAAAGCCACAGCGAATGTGTTCGCTGGAGACACTTGTTTTTTCAAACGAGGAACAACGCAAACAATTTCAACGAATTTACGCGGTTTACGCGGAGGCTCATCGGCGGCAGCAACATCTAAAATGCTGGCATACGGACCGTACGGGCCGCGACCAAAATTTGTAAGCGTAGCAGCAAGTCCAACGTATATCTTTAATGGTGCCAACACATCCAACTTTGTGATGGAAGATTTGGATTTTGATGGGCTTACAACGAATAGTTCAATCTATATTGCTGCACAAGGCACAGGCGCTGTATCAAACTGGACGTTCAGACGCTGCTTATTTCACAACGCTGGCGCAAATAGAAACGGGTTGATATTTCAAAAAGAGAGCGGAGCGACGACCGCAACAGCATCAGGGCTCTACATATTTGATAGCGAGTTCTATGATAACGGGCAGCATGGCCTAATTTCGATAGGCGCAAGTATTGTACGAGTGAGAAAGAGTAAAGCGTATAGAAACGGATTCAACGCTGGCACAGGCGGAGGACATGGCTTCTCGTCGCGCTGGAATCGAACAGATGTTACAAGCGGCTGGACGCTAGTGTCGGGAACAATCTATAAACGCACGCTGTCATCAGCAGAAAACGCCGAGACAATCGGTTATGTGCAAACACCTATCGCAAACAAGCAGCGGCTGACAAAAAACACAAGCACACCGACAACACCAGGAAATTATGAGTTTGGTGTTTCAGGCGGGGAGCTGTATATCAACGTGGCAACAAACCCCAATGGCTTGGCCATACGCTATGCGTTCCACCGTTGCACTGACCTGTTATATGAAGATTGCTCGGCGTACTTGAATTACGTCAACAATATATCACAGTACATGGAGGGAAACGGATTCGCGTTTGATGACTTCACAGACACATCAATTATTAGACGTTGTAAGTCATATAGCAATCAAGGGCGAGGAATAAGCATCAATCGAGGCGACAGTAACGTGGTCGAGGACAGCGCTTGTTATGACAATGGACTAACCGGGCTGTCATCAAACACATCAAATAGCACGGTCATTAGAAGAAGCACATTTGCATACAACGGAAACGGGAACTCCGTAGATTCGACAACAACATCGGAAATGTACTTTAGCCCGCAGGCTACGGTAGCAATTTCACAAAGCGTACTTGCAGCAAAACCGCGAGCGCCAAAAATTATCGACGACGATAATTTCTCAACTGTTACAGTAGATAAATGCAGTTTGTCAGGTGCGCTAACCGTATCGAATGCTATTACTCCAACAAACCCAATAACAGGCGACCCGAAAATAACACTTCAAGGTGGACCAATGGTTGGCTCGCCTTTAATTGGAGCAGGCACAGCAACAACAACACCAGTTAGAGATGTAAACAGGGTTCAACGAAAAAAAACGCCAACAATTGGCGCTTATGATTTAGCAAGGCGGATTACATATCCAGCGTTAGTGTAAACAAAATATAAAGGCATAAATATGAGAAGCGCTTTAGCAGCGATGTTAGTGTGGATGGCAAATGCAATACGCCCAAAAGATGGACCTGGTCCTTGGCGTAACGGTCGATAATGGTCAGACTGCTTGTTGTTCTAGGAGTGTTTCTGGGATGGCAAGCGTTTGCCGATGGTCCGTTAGCTTATTATGTGTTGAGTAACATACTAATAACTGGATTGGCAATAGAAGGCGCAATAAACAGAAAGCCCAACAAAGAGTGGGCTGTTTATGCGCTATGTGCCTTTGGGGGATTCACCACCTCCCTGTGCGGGGCACTGTTTTCAGTAGACACAGACAATAAATGTTTTTTGTGCGACCGAGGGTCCGGCTTGCCGGTGTCGCTTCTATTCTGTTTAGCTGCGCTTGCCGTGGCTGGGTATTTGGTGGGAACGAAGCGAAATGGCTGATGTAGCGCAGGTATCAATAGAAGCAACGGCGGCTGGTATTGGCGCTGTCACGATGGCAATAATAGGCGTAGAGCCGCAAGCTGTGCTGTGGGGAAGTATAGGCGCTTGTGTCGGAATGACATTTGCTGCACCCGCTGGGAGACTAAGAGCGAGTCTAATGTTTGTCGCGGTGGTTTTGGCGTGTGCGGAGTTGGGCACATGGGCATCAATAAGATGGTTTGATGCGTCATTCACTGCACGAAACAGTGTCGCGTTAGTGTTGGGGATGCTATTCCACCCTATATTAGCGGCGGTTGTTGCAAGAATTCCAATAGTTGTAAATGCTATAGCGAAAGTTCAAGAAAAGACATGATGCACATAGCGGTTGGCTTAATAGCTGCAATAACCATGATTGGATACATTGGTCGAATCGATAGACTGAATGTCGGGATTCATCAAGCGAATGTAGTATGCGTGCATATAACACTTGCATCGCTTGTTATGCAAGGGTTAATTCATGCTTTCGAGCGAGCAACAAACGCTCAAGACATAACGGGTATTCTGGCTGCTATAACCTGGCTAATGCTAACAGACAACACATGGAAGGACGGCGTGCCTTCATATTTTAGGACGGAAAAGTTACCGCCTTACGTTATTGGACAATAACAATGCTTGATGCAATAGTGACGTTTATTGGTGGCGCAACAGCAAGACTAATTGTTGGGCATGTATTCGATGCGTTAGTGAAGTGGCAAGACACAAAAGCAGAAAATGACCGAATAAAGCTGCAAGAGCAGATAGAAGAAGCCCAACACAAGAGAATGTTAGAGCAAATAAAAGTTCAAGCTGATCTAGGGGTGAAGCTTATCGAGACAAAAGCTAATGCTCATATAGACGCTATAGCAGCAGATTCATTCTTAGAGGCTGTAAAAAGTACAACCGTTAAGACAGGTATAGGCGTTATAGATGCGTGGAATGGTGCAGTTCGCCCGTTGCTAGCGACAATATGTATATGCCTATGGATAAGCGCAGTATATCAAAAACACTTCGTTCTTGATGAATGGGATAAGTCGCTTATGTCGTTAGCTCTAGGCGTCTTTGTGGGTGGACGAATCCACTTGAAGGGTGGTTAGAACAATGTGCCCGCTGTGCAAAGGGGCGCATTCACTTAGTAGGTGCCCGCGATGGAAAGTGATAAAGCTATTGAGCTTGCGAGCGTTTTATGCAGAAAATTTGAGGGGCTGCGGTTGACACCGTATCTATGCCCAAAAGGAATTCCAACTATAGGATATGGAAGCACGATGTATGAAAACGGTCGAAAAGTTTCATTGTCGGACTCGCCAATAACAACCAACAGAGCAGAACACTTAATGCGTATTGTGTTGTGGAGAGATATATTACCAGCCGTGTTGGTGCTGTGCCCAAAGCTGCAGGGATATAACAAGATTGCAGCTATAGTAGACTTTTCATACAATCTTGGAATTGGTAGGCTACGCACATCAACATTAAGACGAAAAATAAATGATGAGCGATGGTCCGATGTAAATAATGAGTTGAGAAAATGGGTGCTATCTGGTGGTAAAAAGTTGCCAGGGTTAGTGGCTAGAAGAGAAGCAGAAATAGCCATAATGGGAAACACGGAACGTCTATGAACAACTATGGCAATGAACTGTACGAGCTACCAGACGATGTAGCTGAAGTCATTGGTGAACCCGATAGGATCAAACAGCAAATACTAGAGACGCTGGCTAAAAACATATCAAAACTGCGAGACGATGCAGTAAAAGCCAGAATCGAGTCTGGCATTCAAGATGTTTGGACAGAGAGTGAAGAGGCGTATTTAGGTATTGACGATGAGAATAGGGGAGAGATCATCGGCGGCAATTGGAATAAGCCGATGACAATGAATGGCCCGCTAAGACGTCAAAACAGCAGTGACTCTGTAAAAGCGACAGCATTTATACGGCTGACAAGCCGCTATGTAGATGTGGCAGCGGCAAAACTTTCAGAGATTGCGCTACCAATCGACGGAAAGCCGTTCACATTACGCGCAACGCCTGTACCAGAGCTGGCAGGTTTGATTGAGGATCAAACGCCAGCAGAACATATAACTCAACAACAAATGCCAGGGCATGACGGTAGCCCACTTAAGGTAGCAGACTTAGCAAAGCATGCAAAACAAAAGGCAGAAGACGCCGCAACCAAGGCCGCAGCACGTATTAGTGACTGGATGGCGGAATATAAGCATGATGCTGAAATGCGGAAAGTTATATTTGATGCCGCACGAATTGGTGTTGGTGTATTAAAAGGTCCAGTGCCTGAGATAAGCAGAGCAACAGTAGTAAATAAAGTTGGATCAGGGCTACGGGTGGAGATGGTCGATAAGATCGTGCCTGTTGCTAGGTGGGTAGACCCATGGAACTTCTTTCCAGCCAGAAGTTGCGGAGAGGATATTAGCAAATCGCCTTATGCGCTTGAGTATGCTCCTATGCAGGAAAACGAACTATTAGAGTTGTGTGAGGATGGCGCCGGTTACTTTATAGAAGATGCTATAAAACAAGTTTGCAAACGCGGGCCAGGTTGTACTCCAACAAAAATGGATCTTCAAGACACAGGCAGCAATATCCAAAATAGGTCAAATCAAAAAGCGTTTGATGTCTGGCACTTTTACGGGAAAATATCACGAGCTGCTTTCGAGTCAGCAAATAATCAACAAGCACAAGAGATTGATAGCGATCTTGAGCATGTGAATGCAATTGTCACTCTTGCAAATGACGTGGTTATACGAGCGGTCCTGAACCCGATGGAATCAGGCCGATTGCCATATCATGTTTTTAGATGGCGCAGGAAAATAGGGTGCTGGGCCGGTGTTGGTGTTGCAGAGCAAATTAGAACTCCACAACGAATCGTTAATGCTGCGTGGCGTAGGTTGCTGAATAACGCTGGCCAGTCATCAGGGGCGCAGATCGTAACCGATGCGAGCGCCATTGAACCCGCAAATGGTGATTGGACTGTTGTTCCTGACAAAATGTGGTGGCTTAGAAAAGACTCGGGCACTGATGACGTAAGAAAAGCGTTTGCGTCGTTTCAGTGGCCAAATAACACACAACAATTATTAGCAATAATAGAAGCAGCCTATAAGCTGGCCGAAGAGCACACGAGCATCCCTTTAATTACACAAGGGCAAAGTGGAAAAACAACGCCAGACACATTTGGCGGGCAACAGTTACAAGACAATAATGCGAATCAACTGCTACGAGATGTAGGGTTTGGCCTTAATGACCAGATCACATCGCCATTAGTAGATCAGTTTTATGAGTGGCTATTGCTAGACCCAGAGGTGCCAGAAAATGAGAAAGGGGATTTTAAAGTTGATACAAGCGGAGCAATGGCGCTGATTGAAAAAGCATTACAAGACCAGATGATTATGGCAATGGCTGGCATGGTAAATAACCCAGCGTTCAAAATAGACCCTGCCAAGTACTTTGCTAATGTGTGTCGCATTAAGCGTATAAACCCAACAGATTTTCAGTATTCAGACGAAGAGCTGGAAAAACTTGCGCAACAACCAGCACCTAAAGCGCCGGTCATAGAAGCTGCAGAAATAAGAGCACAAGCGCAAATAAAGGTAGCAGAAAGTCACGATGCATTACTAGCGCAAAAAGCGAAAGCAGACCTGGACAGAGATACTGCTTATAACGAATCGATGGCTAGGCGAGATGCTGCGGCTGCGGAGGCTAGATTAGCGGAGTTGCAACTTAAAGAAAGAATTGCAATTCTTGAGTACGCGACACAAGAGCGAATTAGTCTCCAAGAGGCTAAGGTTGCGCTCGCAAGGGATACGATGAAATTGAATCTACAACGCGAGCTAGCAGGGGCAGATGGCAAAGGGCCACAAATTGCAACGCCTATTGTTGAGCCACAAGGCAGAGCTTCAGACGGTAGGGCATTTCAAGAATGAATAAGTTCATGATAGATAATCAAAGGAAAAACAACCCGCTATGGAGAGAGTTAAGCGATTATTATCTTGAAAGATTGAGTGTACTCAGAGCGCAAAACGACGCACCTAAAACAAATGATGACACTGCGATGCTTCGAGGGCGAATTGCAGAATGCAAAGCTTTTTTAGCATTAGCTGATGAGAAACCATTGGTTTAATGTTAATACAAATGCCGCCGCGTCAAAGACGCCACGGCAAAAGTGCCACCCACGTGTGAAACGCCGGTGGAAGAAAACCCGTGAAAGCGGGAAGTGATTGTGGAGAATATAGCAATGCTAGACAACCAAAATGATGAAGAAACAGGTTTTGATGATGGCTTTGGGTTAGATACAAATGCTGCAACGGAAGGCTCACCCACGGAAACGCCGGTAAGCACGGAAGTAGAGCACGAAGCTAACAATGAAGCCGTATTAAGTGGTGGACCTGAGTATGTGCAGCTCACAAAAGCCGAGCGCGATGAGCTATTGGCATTGAGGCAGCAACAAGAAAAATCATTTGGGACGGCATTTGGAAAAATTGGTGGTATTGAAAGGACTCTACAACAATTACAAGCAGGGTCACAAATAGATATTGATCAAGAAGATATAGACGCATTTAGGGAAGACTTCCCGCAAATTGCGACAGCACTTGAAAAGATCAAAAATCTGCGTGCAATCCCTGGTAGCGTAGACCCGAACAAACTTGAGGAATTGGTGCAGCAGCGAATAGCCCCTGCCCTAAGTGCCGTAGAGCAAAAATTCGAGATGCGATTGTTGGCAAAAGAACATCCAGACTATATGGATATTGATAAAGACCCAGCGTTTTCAATGTGGGTCAAATCACAGCCAGAAGAGTTTCAAAACAACCTAGCCAAAGCTTCAGCAGAGTTTGACTCTGTGTCAGTCGGAGATGCTATTTCAAAGTTTAAGAGCTTTCGCAAAACGAAAGCAAAAGAACAAGCTCCACAACAAAAGAACCGGTTTAGTGCTGCTGTGACACCACGAGGCAGCGGAACTAATAACACACAAACCTTATATGATGAATTTGATGAAGGCTTTAACGGGCCATAACTAAAAGGATCTGAATTATGACAATGCAAACTTATCCACTGAACCCAGGTAGACTTAATAAATTCAAAGGACAAATCCTTAAACACGCTGTCCCGCAGGAGTGTTTGTCTAAGGCAGGGCGCCAAGTAGAAATCCCAAAAAACAATAGTGACACTTATGTTGGGCGGCGTTGGTTGCCTTATGGCGGAACTACAACAAACCCTAACCAATTTTTTAGCACTACATCAGGCGCTGACAGAGGCAATCTATTAGTACAGGCACATGTCGTAGCCGAGGGAATTACGCCGCCACCTGACAGCATTACGCCGATGGATGTAACGGTGGTCACCCAGCAATTCTCATGTCTGTATGGGTTTACAGAGAAAGTAGCTGATCTTTACGAAGACGACATCCCAGGCGCGATGGCAGAGCAGATTGGTGAGCGGGTTACTCTTGTCAATGAGCTGAATGTGTTTGGTACGCTAAAAGCATGTACCAATCAATACTATGGCGGCACAGGAACTAGCCGCTCATCGGTAAACGGCGCAATCACTGTGCCGATGCTTCGTAAAATGGCTAAGAGCTTGATGGCTAATAGCGCAACTATGGTCACAAAGGTGCTTTCAGCAAGTAACAGATTTGGCACCGATGCTGTGGCTGGCGGTTACCTTGTTTATTGCCACACCGATCTTGAGCCGGATATTAGAGACCTACAAGGATTTATCCCCGCTGAAAAATATGCAAGCGGCACGCCAATGCCTAATGAGCTTGGGAAATGCGAGCGATTCAGGTTCATTACAAGTCCACTATTTGTATCAATACTGGACGGAGGCGCTGCTGTTGGAGCTACTGGATTGCAAAGCAATGGGGGAACGTCAATTGACGTATACCAATTCATTGTTACGGCAGAGGATGCGTGGAGTCAAGTTGCAGTGCGTGGCGCAAGTGCACTAGACCCGACGTTTATTCCGGCGGGCCAAAAATCCAAGTCAGACCCTCATGGACAACGAGGATATGCGGGCACTATTTGGCGTAAAGCGGTCATGGTGGAGAACAATGGCTGGATGGCCGTTGGTAATGTAGGTGTAAAGGCTCTTTAATGATGTAGCGGCTAACGCCGCTACCTTATAACAAGGAACATTATGCAAAATACCATTGCACCATATCTAGCCAACATCTCTGCGGCAAAAGATGCTCAAGCATTACAAGCCGTGTTGCAATATGTAGCACGCCAGGTCAACACCGTAGCAGTAGCAACTGCGGGGTTGGTTATTAAAGCTGGCGCATCTACATTATCAAAAACAGGGTCAACGGCATTTCAGGCCACTGTTGGCGGGCGAATAGTAACTATTGCCGCATCGACAGATATGCCAGCATTGACAGGTTTAACTATCACAGCAAACTCATTCAATGTGGCGTGTTTTTTTATTGATGCATCAGGCACTGTATCTGTTCGCTTTGGCGTTGAAGGTACTACAGCCGCAAAGGTAAAATTCCCTGACTTCCCGATTGACAAGGCGTTGGTTGGATATTTGTTGATTACACATTCGTCAACGTTTACAGGCGGAACGACGGCTCTCGATACCGCAACAACTGTATATGTATCGCCCGTTGGCGCTTTCGACCCGACATTTATTTATTCTTGAAAACAAAGGAACTTATTATGGATACTTTAATGCAATCCCCATTTACAGGCTGCACGACAAAGGCTGGTCTAGCAGCAGGGACTACAACCACATTAACATGGGCAAATGCCGTGATTGGCGCAATTGCCGGCAAAGCTTATACAAAAGCCGCAGCGAGCAATCAAGCAACACCAACGACTGACGCCACCACAGGAGCCGCTTTCCTACCGGTTCCTGTTGGCGTTGCCTCTGTAGCTAATGGCCAAGGCGGTTATACCGATGGTTATGGATATGGGTGTGTGTTTGTGGTGGGGTTTAATGCTGCAGGCACGCTCAAAGTAGCGCAGGGGTCAATTGAAAAAACTGATTCAGTAGCTGTGGCTAACAGTAAGTTCACTACGTCTGTTCCTAAATTCCCAGCTCTGCCTGATGATTTTTACCCAGTAGGGTACATTGTCACTCGTACCGACAGCACTGCAACCGCATGGACGTTTGGATCCAGCAACTTAGCTGGGCCTCCCACTGGTGTGGTTCATACTTACGTTGACACAATTGGCTATTTGCCTGGACGCCCACAGGTATCCTAAGCAATAAAGCACAAGCATTGGAAGCAAGTATCAAAAATACCGGCCCCATAAAACGGGGCCTTTTATTGGGGTAGACATGGCAAGAACAACACCAGTATCAACAGGAACTAAAGAGCATTACTCTGACGATATGCCTGTAAGGCAATTGGACTCTATTGGTGACGATCTAGACGATGTTCATGATGAAATCATCGTATCCAGTGAAGAGATAGCAAGAAAAGAGTACTTGGCAGAGCTAGCGTTTATGGAAGAACCGGTAACTATACTAATCCATAAAGGACGCGAACAATATGCCCCAAAGGTTTTGGATTTTTATTGCCAAGGTAAGCCGTTATGGGTAATTGTAGACACGCCGACAGTGGTAAAACGGAAATACTTGGAAATTATAGCAAGAGCACAACCAATGTCTATTCACACAGAATCAGGAAAAGAAGATACAGACAGGGGTGCATTTAACAAAATCCATCGATCACTATCATCACAATATCCATTCACAGTTATCGAAGATAAAAACCCTAGAGGGCACGCATGGTTAGCTCAAATAATGCGAGAAAGTTAATATGCAAAGGTTCAAGGATACAGTCACTGATAGGCAAGGCAATGTGCTGGTATCTGCAACAGTGGCGGTATATGATGACAATGATGCGTTAGCTGCACTTTTTGATGACAATGGAGTAACAGCGTTAACAAACCCGTTGTCTGTAAACGCGCAGGGAGAATACGGATTCTGTGCTGCGAATGGGCGGTATCGGTTAGTTAAAAGTGCACCAGGCTATAGCACCCAGACAACCACAGAGGTTGTATTGTTTGATCCGGAAGATCAGACGATAACAGCGGGCGACGTTCCCTATGATGGAACCGATATTTATGATGCAGATAGTATCGGATCGCATGTGCAGCTTCTTGAAAGCGAGAGCAAGATATTAGCTGGCACAGCAAATCAAATTACTGTGACACTGAGCGGCGACGAAACAACCCTAACATTGGCTCTTGTGTCGCCATGTAATGTGTCTTTGCTTGGAACAACATCGGGCACAGATGCAACTACTGGCGTGGTTGGCGAAGAGGTATCAGCAAACACATTAGCTACAGCATTGACGACTGCTACGCAAGCAAATACAGCTAGCTTAACATTGCAGCCTGGAGAGTGGATTATCTCTGGCAACATTGTGTGTACTGTTACAGCTACGACAACAATAAACTACTATGCCGGTGGTTTGTCAATTGTGTCTGCAACGCTTCCAACGGATGAGTATAGACATGTAAAATGGGGTAATGGGGCAGCTTTAGGCGCTGCGCCAGCAGCCGCGAAAGCTAACATTGTGGTCCCAAATAGAAGACTAAATATAAGCTCGCCGCAGACGGTCTATTTAGTAGGAATTGCTTCGTTTGGTGTTAGTACATTCACCGTAGATGGCTACATAAGAGCCAGGCGAGTGCGCTAATGACAAGTAAAGTGTTGGCGAAAAATGCCAGAGGTACGCTTTTGCGGAACCAAAGCATACCAAGGCTAGTTGCACCTTTTGGCAATCACCCGCACTTGGTTGATTTCTATGTGCCAAATGGAAATACTCAAATAGCACTTGTATTTTTGCACGGCGGTAGCGGTACCAAAGAATCAGTAGCAAATCAGATTTTGTTATGCCGTGGGAACCCGCCAGCAGCATCTAATGTTTGGTGGCGACTGCTTGAGGCGTTTCAGTGTGTAGTAGCCATCCCGCAAGGGCAGCATTGCACAGTGGCGAACACTGGCGCATTCAATCCAAATGGCGTCACAACAGAGACGCCAGCGAATCCGCAAGGTGTATCGGCCTGGTCAAATTGGTTTTTATGGAGTGGTGCAGATGATGTGAGATTCTTGAAGGATCTAGCAACATATATCACGGCCAATTTTACAATTGGGCTTGCAAAAGTCCTTGCAGGACACTCAGCCGGTGGTATGCAGGTGCAAAGAATGGCGTATGAGACTGGCGCTACGTATTATCAAAGAATGATAACAATTTCAGGTCCAGCTAATAATTACTACGCAAAACCTGGATATGTGAGTAGTTTTCCTAATGTGCCGATGCTCAGTGTTATAGGGGCAAAAGATGAGAATGTTGGCGTATGGAATGGTGTAGCGGGAGCCGGTAGCCATTTTTATGATTCAGAATGGCATCAACAACCAAAGAACAGAACTGTTTGCAATGTAGAGTATCCAAACCTGGATCACTTTGTTGGCGAATTTACAGGATATAAACAGCGCGTACTAGATTTGGCTAGCGCAGTTGTGCAACCTTCAGATGGTGTAACGTCTTCAGCTCAACGCTTAGGGACGGTAACGGCGTGGAGAAATAACACGGCTCGACAAGAGCTCTGGTGGTTGAGTGAAGGCGCTCATGGCCTCAAAGAAATACAGCAAGCAAATGGGGCAATTCTCGTTGATGGATTGCAATGGGCATTAAACATTTAGGTTAAACATGACCACCGTACTTGACCCAACAGTTGTAGCTGCCGGAACTACTTTTTTAGATTTAGTGAATCGAGCACGGCGCGAATGTGGAGTAAGTAGTGAGGCTTTAACGTCGCTTCAAGGATCTCTATCTAACGAATCAATGCGGTTCAAGGATTGGGTAAGTGACGGCTGGAGAGATTTGCAGCTAGCCAGAACCGCATGGAGATGGATGCGCATAACCGGGGCATTCGATACAGTAGCAGGAACATGGGAATACGGTGCAGAGGCCGCAGGGATACTTGATTTGGGCGACTGGATACAGGACACCTTTAGACTTTATAAAACTGCAGACGGCACAGATGATGAGATGTATCTGTCAGACATGGATTGGGGGCGCTTCAGAAATGATTTTCGTTTTGGTACATCCCGTAACCTACAGTCGCGTCCAATAGCTGTATCAGTGCAACCTAATAGAAGTTTGGCTCTAGGCCCTGTGCCTGACGATGTGTATACGGTGACGTTTGAATACCAGAGAGCGCCAAGCGAATTAGTAGAAGATTCCGACGATCCTTGTAGCTCAACAAATGGACTTCCAAGGCGGTTTTATATGCTTGTGGTTTATCAAGCTATGAAAGCGTATGCCCACTTTGAGTCTGCCCCTGAAGTGCTTATGAGGGCCGAAAAGGGCTATAGTGTATTGCTGAATCAGCTCATGCTGTACTCCGGAGCACCAAAGGTGTAGATATGCAGATGGCACCTGTTAGATTTACGACATTTCAGCTTGAGGGCGGATTAGACCTAATTACGCCAACAATGTCACTAAAACCAGGGGTAGCAAGAGATGCGTTAAATTTTGAGGCCGCAGTTACCGGAGGTTACACAACCGTGGCAGGCAATGAAAGGTACGACGGAAGGATAGGTAATCCAAGCGATGCGACGTTTTCGGCAATAAAGGTAACGGACAGCTCAAGCATAACTGTGGGCGGAACCATTGACAACGGAACCGGAACCACGGCGACAGTCATAGCTATTGATGGATTGCTTGTCTATTACACGAAAATAACGAACTCGTTTGCGGTAGGGGATACCATCAATGCGGGGCCTACTGTAACTGAGCTGGGTTATTCTTTAACAAGCAAAGAGGTAGCTCAATATAACAAACTTGCAGCCGATGTGTATAGAGCGCTAATACAGCCTGTACCGGGAGGTGGGCCGATACGGGGGGTCGCTTATCTTTTGGGCAATGTATATGCCTGGAGAGATGATCAAGCGGTCGCACCAACGGCATTACGCCTTTACAAGGCCACCACATCAGGATGGGTGCAAGTGCTATTTCCTTATGAACTAAGCTTTACTGCAAGTGGAACAACGCCAATTGTGGATGGCAATGCCATTGCTAACGGGTTAGGAATTACAGGCACAGTCGTCAGAGTTGTCTTAGAAACAGGAACATGGGCGGCAGGAACTGCGGCAGGGCGCCTAATTTTGTCAGCAAGTTCAGCAGCGTGGACGGCAGGAAACAACATACAGGTTGGCGGTGTTACTAGAGCTACCGTAACTCCACCAGCGGGATCGGCTACATATTTGGCTGGGGCTCGTATTGTCTATACGCCTGGGGGTCGAGTGCAAACCGATGTATCAAACTTTGGCGGAGCACAAGCAACCAAGCTATATGGTTGTGACAATGTTAATAGGGGATTCGAGTTTGATGGGACTACCATAATTCCAATTAGAACAGGGATGGCAGCAGATGCACCGACTAATGTAATGGTGCATAAAAACCAGCTATGGTTCAGTTTCGGACCATCAATACAGGCTAGTGGCTTAGCGACACCGTACGCCTGGACCGTGGTGCTAGGCGCGTTGGAGTTGGTTTGTAGCGATGACGTTACCGGGTTTCTTCCCATGCCAGGCAGTCAAGATGTTGGAACAGCGGCGATTGTTACCAAAAATTCCGTGTTCATGCTCTATGGACCAACATCAGGAAGTTATAAGCTGGTAAGTTTCAACGTAGGTCTAGGCGGCGCTAAATACACAATAAGAAACATGGTTGATGGGCAAATGCTTGATGACCGGGGTGTAGTTAGCGTGTCCGCCACTCAAAGTTACGGTAACTTTGATACAAGTACGTTAACGTTTGCCATAAGGCCATATATTCAAGACCGAAGGGGGACGGCTACAGCATCGGGCGTTAACAGGGAAAGATCGCAATATAGAGTGTTCTATAGCGATGGAACTGCTTTGTATATCACTATCGTGAATGGGAAACTGATGGGGGCTATGCCTGTAGTGTTCCCAAATCCTGTGTTATGTTGGTGCGAAGGGGCTACCAATGAAAGAGTAGAGGTAAGCTACTTTGGGAGTGACGACGGCTATGTTCGAAGAATGGATGTAGGTACCAGCTTTGATGGCGAACCTATAGATTATAGGTTGCTATTAAACTTTCACCATATTGGAAGCCCTAGAGTATTAAAACGGTTTAGAAAAATAGCACTAGAAGTTACAGGCGAAGGGTATACGGAATGCAGTATAGGATATTCTCTTGCATATAATGACGCCAAACTTAAAGACCAACCAAGCTATGCTGTATATGCAAATGCATTTAGCGAACCTCGATGGGATAGTTTTGTTTGGGATTATTTTGACTGGGACGGTCGCGGCCTAGGGCCCGTTGAAGTAGAGGCGCAAGGTAGCGCAGAAAATATAGCTCTAGGTATCCAAGGGCGATCAGATACATGGGCGTCATTCACGATCAATACGGCGACGATCCATTATTCAGGTAGGAGAGGAATGAGATAACTATGACAAATCCATATTACAACCACAGTGGACAACCGCTAACGGGCGGTCCAGGTTCAAGTGTTTTAATGAGGACAGAATTCACATCTATTCAAAGTGGTTTTGATAAATGGCCAACATTAACAGGTAATGGCAATTATATTGTACGAATAAATGCAGCGGCGACAGCATTAGAGGCCACAGATTCACCGGAAGTTAACGAGTTAACGGCTAATGTTGTAACAGCAACTGATGGTTTTAGCGGCAACCTATACGGCAATGTAACAGGAAATGTTACTGGAAACGTAACAGGCAATGTTACTGGAAACGCAAGTTCTGCATCATCCATTGCAAACACATCAACATTAAGGTCGCACAGAACAACGGGAACGGTTTGCACGAATAATGCCATAACAACAGTATTATTTGACTCAGAAGACGAGGACGTAAGCGGAGAATATAATCCAGCAAATGGAATTTTTACATCAACGCTAGGCGGGCTATATCTTATTAGCGCTGTACTATTGCTGCAAAATCAAACAGGCTCAGCAGTTCTATTTAATGACGCCTATATTAGCGTCAATGATGAAACAACGGACGGTGCAGTTAATAGAATTTCCTTGGCAGGCGCTCTCTCGCGTGGGACATCGATTAGTAGCGGCAGTCTCGTATCAACGATGAGCGCAGTGGCTCTCGTTAATTTAGGGGCTACAGGAACTGTAAGAATAAAAGTAGATGTAGGCGCAGGCGTTGGAACTGTGACAGCAAGAGCTGGATCTTGTTTCTTTGTGAGAAAAGTTGGGTGAGCGCTGTAGCGATCACAAATAAACATTTAACTAAGTGGTATTGATAATGGCAGACGCACAAACAACAAACCCACAAATGCTAACTGACTGGTATCAGTCGTACATGAAAGAAGCGCCACAGGCAGAATCATACACGGCTACACAAGCTACAACGACAGATTGGACACCTGACAAGAATTCTACGGTGCAAGGGCAGCTGTCAGGAATTATCAATTCTGGTAGTCCACTTATGCAATTGGCAGAAACAAGGGCAAAACAAAAGGCTAATGAGGGCGGGTTACTAAATAG